GTGAAAACTATGCTTTATTTTCTAGCGCTTGAACTCGTGAAATGATAGCTGCAAGCTCTTGTTTTGAAGCAAAAATGTTTTCTGCTTGATGGCCAGTGATGAATGAATCACCGCCATTTTTTAGTTTTTCATCTATCAGGGCATCAATTCCAAGTTCTAGATGTTTTTCCTTGATGTTAGTTGTCATCTGAGATTGAAGTGCGCTGTAGGTCACAAATGTTTGATACGATTGATCTGATGTCAAATAGTTTGTTAAGTCAACCATCTCTGGATGTGCTTGTGGTCTATTTTCCAGTGTTTCAATTCTCTTGATGATTTGACTGTCGTTGTATGCTTGAATTTGATGTGTGGCCATGTAAGTGGCTATTTCTTCCTGTATGTTGACTTTTTCAATTTCAACAATGTTGCTTATTTGATAATTTTCAATAGATTGAATTATATCAATTTTAGCACTCTTGTCACTTGGGAAGATGAAGCCATCACATTCAACCTCAACTTGATAGATGCCGGCAGGTAGTATTTTTTCAAGTTTGAACTGAACTTTAGAATTTTCTACAACAGTTTCAATTGTCTTCTTTCCTTTGGCATTTGCTATTTTGATCTTAGCGTTTTTACCATTCAAAGAGATGAATTTGTTGCCATCATAGTCTAATAATTCATATTCAAAGATAGATGAGGAATCACCTTGTTTGATGACTTCCCCACCTTTTGTCTGCTTCAAATTAGTTGAATTTTTTCCGCTCATCTAAATCCTCTTATTCTACAAATCACAGAGATCTATTTAAAAGATCCAAAGTCTGTGATGCGTTGCCCGTTTTCGGATTGCCCTACAGCTACATATCTACGATTTCCAGAACCGCCAATGTAAGAGATCCAAATGTAGCCATCATTGTCAATCCATCCATCATAGTTGATTTCTTGACCTACACTATACACAGCTACAATCTCAGCTCCAAGACCTGCTTCAGCTCGTACATTTAGAGCAGATACCTCAACAGTGAATGTTCCTGTTTCTGGCTGGAATTCATTTGATTCAATTGTCAATGGTTCTGATGGTTCTGGTTGTTCAAATGCCACAGATGTGTCATCAGTTGGGAAATAGAACCATCCAACAATTCCATCAAAGTTGCGTGTGTTGTATCGTGCTGGACCTCCAACATATAGGGAGTCAGCATTGCCATCAATGTTCTGTTCAATGGTTCTCATAGTGACCCCATCGCTATCCTCAATCACAATCCCTGTGTGACCATAAGGATGACCGCATAGATAAGTTGTATCCATGACGAAGATGGCCCCTGCTCGTGGGTTGACTCCTACTGCATCATATACTACTTCATATCCTAAACCAGCGGCTGAATTAAGTAGGTCAATAGCGTTCCCCCAGAGAGCTTTTCCAAAAAAGTTGATAGAAATTGAATTTGGCAGGTCCACACATTGGGTTCCGTATGCACCATCTGCATCAGCTCCTACACCTTGATTGGCCAAAGATTCTGAATAACTTATAATGTCATTTGTTGCTACCATTTTTGAACCTCATTTCTTCCATTGTTCATTGGCTTTCTTGACAGCAGCCTCAATGAATGTGTTTAATTGGTCATTGGTCAAATTGATGTTATATGCTTCTAGTCCCTCAATCAAGCTAGTTTTAGCATGCTCCATCTTATCCTTGCCGTGGATGTCCAATGTTCCTGCTACTTGTTCAGTGGCATGCACAGCGTTGTTTGCAAGGATTTCAGCCACTTCAAGAGCTTTCTTTCCTCCACGAGTCAAGAGATATTTTTTGACTGCCTGAACAACAATTCCAACCAAAATTACAAGAATACTCATTGCGCTACTTGTTACAATATCAGTGATTTGATTCATTTTTCTTTTCTCCTTTTTTGATTAGTTTACTAGGCTCTTCCAAGCCATCTTTTAACTGAAATTTTTCATGATCAATATTTTGTTTCACAAGACGATCTAGGCCAGGAATTTCAACTCCTAAAGCTGAAAGACTAGCAAGAATACTGGAAACGTATGCTGCCATCATTGCGACAATGAAGGCATCAACTACAGGTCCAAGATTCATGTAAAGGGCGAATGGATAGCCAATAGCTACAATCAAAATCATAGCTGTGTGGCTTACCAGCCCTTTTCTCCATTTTCGACTTGAAAACTCGTGATAGGCCCACGCTCTAGATACTCCTATAACGATGTCCAGAGCGACAATGGCCATGAACATGAACACAATCATGTGTTCATCAATCCCGTGATCATAAAAATCCCGTACTACTTCAATGATTCCAAAGATTCCATCTGGTTCTTTATACATCAATCACACTCCTCTCAATTTATGATTCAGGTTGTGCTACTGGTTGGGTTTCAAGATCTCCTGATGGCTTGTTCTGCTTCTCTTCTTTGGGAACTTCCCAATTGTAGATTGCAAGTTTCCCATTTTGGAGAAGTGGGCCTTTCAAGTCTTTGATGGATTCGCCATTATAGACAAAATCATAGTTGACTTGTACAAGCACACGTTTTCCTTCACTGAATTTTTCAGTGTGGTCTGGATCAATCAAAGTGAAGATATCATGTTGTTTGTAGGTTTTACCTACTTGAGCAGCTTCCACAAGTTCAAGCGCTCGCTTATAAAGAGTTGGATCAAGTGGGTTGTCTTGATTGGTCACAGCTACTAGAACAGACCAGTCAGCAAGTGCTTTGTTATTTTGAATTAGGGCATCTTTCTTTTCATTTTCTTGAGTGAGTTCTTGAATTTTCTGAATAGCGTTCTTATTGGCATCAACAGACTTGTCAAGTTCCTTCTTGAGTGCTACGATAGCGCCAGACGGATCCAATTCCATTCGGACAAGATTCAAGACAGCATCCACAAGAGCTGTTTCTTCATCCCCCATGCGATTGTTTGGAAGGGATTCTTCAAATACCCGGTATGGATAATCTTGTTTGATGGAAACCTTTGTAGCATTAGCTACAGGGTCATATGATTTGAACTGTACTTTATAATTCATTAAGCATTTACCTCATTTTTATTTTTAATTTCTTCAAATAGATCCTTTAAATCTTTGTCAGATTCTAGAACAGAGCGATAGATTTCTAACTCTTGAATAAGCTGTGCTTTTTCCTGTTGTGCTTCGGTCAATCGTGCTTTAAATTCAGCTTCATTGATTGATTTATTAGCTAATTGATTAGCTAGGTCTGTGATGATTGATACATAAGTATTTTCTTTCATTTTTTTACCTTTCTATTTGAAACCGTACTTGGTTAATACTCCAGAAATGTGTTTTGACACTGTTTTGTTTTTAAAATCCCAATCGAATTTTGAAAGTTGCCCAAAACAGGTTAAGATGTCCCAGACGTATGTCCCAAGATTTACAGCGCTTTGACCAATGAAGATATTATTGATCCATGCACCACTGAAGTGCCTGTCCCCTCTTCCTAAATTATGCCGGACACCTTTTTCATTCATAGGCATAAAATAAGCACTGCCATCTCTTGTGTTGTTGTGAAACACCCAAGGGCTACGATAATCGCCATTTGAATATATCGCTAAACGATCACCAATGATTTCATAAAATGATTCTTTCACCCCATTCTTTGAACCTGACCAGAGACGAGTTCCGGCAAATGTTTCATTGTCTGTTTTTTCAGATTTATCATGGTTTGTTCCAATCACGATCATGGCAGCGTTTGAATCTCTGAATTGTTCAGCAACAAAACCGCTTTTGGTCATTTTCATAAATTGTGAAGAACTTGTGTCATCAATTCTTCTGATTGTTCCAGTATTAGAATACAGATTCAATGTCCCGTCACTTAAATCAAAAACAGTTGTCCCATTGTTAGCGCTCAAGCGGCCACCTTTGATGTGTTCAGCAGTAAAGTCAATTGATCCTAATTGGGTGATGAATGCTTTCTGTGATGTCAATTCTCTGATAAAAGCTTGATTCGAAATCAGCTTATTTATTAGGGCATAGTCAACTTGTAACTTATCTGCTGTTACTGCATTACTAGCCAAAATCTGAGTTGTTACTGAGCCAGCTTCCATGTGTCCTGTTCGGACGCTCTGAGATGCCAGATGCCTGCTTGTGATAGATCCATCAACTACCATGTCACCTTTTACCTTGATCAATTGAGCAATCAGGGCAATGGCTTCTGGTTCCTGTACCAGCAATGAGCTGATGGTCCGACCATTGATGCTCTTGCCTGTACCAAATGAAATCTGGCCATCTGTGATGTTGATGTCTGTTTTTTTCAAAACTCCATCGAATTGGCTGATGATCGTTGCCACTTGCCCATTAACTGTTTGCTGATAATTCGCAAAGCGCCCGTTGATGCTGTCCTTGAAATCATCTAACTTGTCATTGAGGACAGAATTTTGACTAGATAATTTCTTGTTTGTCTCATCTGCTTGAGTTGCCAGTTTGACATCTGTTGAGTGTGCTTGCTCTTCAATTTTGGTTGTAAGTGACTGTTCCTGAGTTGCAA